AGTTACTGAACCAGTAGTCGAAGAAACTCCTGTTGAACAACCAGTAGTAGAACAACCTTTAGAAGAAACCCCTGTTGTAGAAGAAGCTCCAGTAGTTACTGAACCAGTAGTCGAAGAATCTCCTGTTGAACAACCAGTAGTAGAACAACCTTTAGAAGAAACCCCTGTTGTAGAAGAAGCTCCAGTAGTTACTGAACCAGTAGTCGAAGAATCTCCAGTAACTGAAGAAACTCCTGTTGAACAACCTGTAGAAGAAACCCCTGTTGTTGAAGAAACACCTATTGTTGAAGAAGCTCCAGTAGTTACTGAACCAGTAGTTGAAGAAACTCCAGCGGTTGAAGATACACCAGTAGTTGAAGAACCTGTAGTAGAAGAAACACCAGTAGTAGCTGAAGCTGTAGTTGAAGAAATTTTTGATGAAAGTGAATCAACTCATTTAGAAGAACAACCTGTCGAAGTCCCCACCTGCTCAAAATGTGGAAAACCTTGCTCCTTCTGTAATGCGTAAAAAATCTACTATATGAGTATAAAATGGCAGGTGCATGGTTGGCTCACGTCAAGAAGACAATGAAGAAAATGGCAGGTGAAAAGAAGTCTATGGGAAAGAAGTGGTTCTCCCATGTGCTCAAGAGCGCAAAGAAGACATATAAGAAACACGGTGGTGAAGAAGGAGGAGAAGAAGGAGGAAAGCGTCGTCGCACTCGTCGTCACCGCAAGTAAGTATTTTCAGAAAAAATGATTGTAAGTAACATATAAATACAAAATGGGTGGCGGTCTATTACAACTTGTTGCCTATGGTGCGCAGGACGCATACCTCTCTGGAAATCCTCAAATTACTTTCTGGAAAGGCTTGTTCAAACGTCACACAAACTTCGCGATGGAACCATTTCGCATTAACTTAGCCGGTGAAGCCAATTGGGGAGTAAAACACTCTGCCTTAATTCCTCGTCATGCTGATCTTTTATACTCTACATATTTGGAAGTCGTTCTCCCTCCAGGTGGAGTCTTTAACAACGATCAAGGTCGTTTAGGTTACAACTTAATACGATATGTTGAATTAGATATTGGTGGTCAATTAATTGATCGCTTATATGGTGAATGGCTCTTCTTATGGGACTCATTAAGTTCTGACATTCAAACTGGTATTAAACTCCACCAAATGGTTGGTGATGGTGTTGCTCCAGGATCATACACAGTTCCTTCTCCAGCAACTTGTCCATCGGGTGGAGGTTCTAATCAACCTGCTTTACCTAATACTTTATACATCCCACTCAACTTCTTCTACACACGTAACCCAGGTGCTGCCTTACCTTTGATTGCTCTTCAATACCACGAAGTCAAGATCAACATCCAATGGCAAGACCAAAAATTCATTGCCGGAAACTTTACTTCTGCCGCAACATCTACTCCTCAACCAACCCAAGCCGCAGTCTACATTGACTACATCTACTTGGACACTGAAGAACGTCGTCGCATGGCACAACAATCCCATGAATACTTGATTGAACAAACTCAATACAACGAAGATAAGGGATTATCTTCTTACGCCAATCGTATTGACTTAACATTCAATCACCCTGTAAAGGAACTTGTTTGGGTAGTTCAACCTACTTCTTACACAAACTGCCATTACTCAGCTCAATTTTTAAACAATCGTCTCCGACCATTCACTTATGACGTAGTAGCAATCGCCACTCAACGTCTCCAAATCAACGGCCAAGATCGTTTGGATGGACGTTACGGAGACTACTACAACATGGTCCAACCATACCAACACCACACTGGCTCTCCAGGTTTCACCTATGTTTCTGGTAACCAAGTATACAATGTATACCAACCAGGTATTTACATGTATTCATTTGCCTTGAAACCAGAAGAACACCAACCATCTGGAACATGTAACTTCTCTCGTATTGATACTGCTACCTTGGTATTGAACTTAGCAAACAACGTAACAATTGTTCCTTCTTCTGACCAAACATTTGATGTTCGTGTATATGCAGTTAACTACAACATTCTCCGTGTTATGTCCGGTATGGGTGGATTAGCATACAGCAACTAAACGTGATATAGTCTAATTTAAAGTAAAAAACACATAATAGGGTTCAAATGAATCCTGGTATGTTTTTTATATTACTTTTTCATTTATTGATCTAATCGAATGACATTATGATATCGCTCATACTGATAGTTGATTCTTTTTCTTCTTCTTTTTCAATTAAGTTTTGAACCGCCTTACGTTCTGCTTCGAATATAGTATGATCTTCTTCTGTTCCTTCAGGTAACTTGGTTTCGTCAATAAGAATATCAACTATACCTGTTCCACAAGGAGGTTTTTGACCGAACATAATGTTTGCCGAAACACCTCTCATATTATCTAATTCTCCCATCAATGCGGCATTGAATAAGTGTTTGGCAGTTTCTTCAAATGATGATTTAGCGAGAACACCATTTTCTTCGTTTTGGGACATACCTGTGCGATCAGCCTTCAAGAAGTAACCTGGATATGTCATCGCATCTACCAATGTAATTAAGTGATGGTAATTGATGTATTCACGAGTAAAGACGTTCTTGAATTCTCTTAATAAAGCAATTCTTGCTGCTTCAATTCCAAATACTTGTAAGATTTCGTGAATATCGTTAGAGAACGAACGGAATGGATCTGTTTTTGAAACGATAGATAAATCTAATAAATTTGTTCCTTCTACGTCCAATACATATTGACTTCCTGAAACGTATCCTCCTACCTTTTCTGAATATACAAGTTCATCTTTGATTTCTCTTGGGTATACTCTACCAACTCCATCAACTCCTGTCAATACTGTATCCAACAACTTCTCTTCAATGAATCGTAATGCTAATATATTCTTGACTACATCTCCTGCGAATACGATACGCATAATAAGTTTATCTGGAGTATTTGTGTCGCTATGAACACATTCGAATGCCTTGATGACTTTATTGTTCTGGATCTTCGCAGAAATGAGTGGCATATCAATCACGTTTCTTGCCGCCATTTCTTGTCTGTCCAATTCTAATCTGATAATCCAAGGTGAAGTGCACATTTGACCGTTTGTTACTGAGAACTTCTGGTATGAAAGCAAGATGTCTCTGTCTTCTTGAACTGATGTGTTTTCAGATAAGGGATTTGGATCGTAGTAGATACGGACCGATGTTGTGATATCTCTCAATGTCGTCTTTTGAATTTCTTTCATTTTAGAGAGCGCTTCGTCGTATGATCCTGCGATACTTGGATCCAAGTATACTACGTTCATTGGAGTTTTTGGATTTGGAGATGCGCCTAATAATTCCATGATACGAGGAACACCTTCAGTAGCGTTGGCCTTTGCGGTTCCTGCTGAGTGGAAAGTGTTCAATGTAAGTTGTGTTGTTGGTTCTCCAACTGATTGAGCTGCTAATGTTCCAACCATTTCACCTGCATGAACACTTGCCTTGGTGTATCTGAAATGTATATCTTTCAACATTTCATCAAACATTGATTTTGTTAAGCGCATCTTGATGATTGATTTCTTTGGTGCTAAATTGAAACGCATCATGATATGGAACAATTTATTGTGTGCTACCCAAGGTTGAGCACAGAACTTGTTGAGTTCAGATACTACGTAAGTAGGTGTCAAATCAGTCTTTACAGAATAATCGTTCTGATACTTTTGGATCATTCTTCCGAAATGGACAGGAACAAGCACTTCTTCGTTCTTAACGTATCTGAACACGTTCTTTACTAATGTGTCTCTGTCTTGTAAAAGTTCATCAACCATGTCAGGAAATTCAGTTACTTGATCTTTTACAACTGCTGCGATATCGTCTGCTGCTAATGCGAAGTCTCGGTATATTTCTTCCATAGTCATCAAGGCTAATGGACATTCTTGGGATTCTACTTGTGTCGAATCTACACCATCACCTCCATAATGAAATTGAACGATTGCGCCATTTACATTTCTTACTGTTCCGTCGTAATCTACATGAATATCTTCCATAGTCTTCACTAAACGTCGTTGAATGTAACCTGAATCTGATGTCTTTACAGCAGTATCAATCAAACCTTCACGTCCTCCCATTGCGTGGAAGAAGAATTCGTATGGACGAATACCTGCGATGAAACTGCTATCTACGTATCCACGTGATTCTAATCCATCGTCATATCTTGCGAAGTGAGGTAAAGTTCGGTCTTGTAATGAATATTGAACTCGCTTACCACCTACTTGTTGTTGACCTAATAAGGCAGTCATTTGAAGAACGTTATCTTCACTTCCTTTTGCTCCTGATTTTACCATTTGAGATAAACGATTTGTGAGAGGTAAGTTCTTCATGACCATTTCAACAATATCTTTGTTGGTTGAGGCAATGACCTTAGTAATTCGTAATTCTAGTTCTTCTCCGTCAGAACGTCCATTCACATCGTTCAAGAACGAACCATCGTGCATTGAAGACAAGATTTGTGCTATCTTCTCTTTGCCTTCTTGGATTTTATTAGCCACGAATTCCATGGTTTCAGGAGAATTGATTAAGTCTGAAGGACCAATTGAGAAACCAGCATGTAAATTGAACTTGGTTACGATGTTTTGGATTTCGTTAATGAATTGTCCTGCTCGTTGTGGTCCGAAATCGTTGAAGATAACGTGAATTACACCTTTTGATGCCTTACCGTAAGCAGATTTATCCATAATTCCAGAAATCAGTTGTCCATCGTTAATTTTTACGTTAGCATCCAAGTTCATCAATGGAAACGTAGTTGAGAATACTTCCTTGCCTGTAATGTCTCGGTCTTTACGACGGTAAGCAGATAAAGGTTTCTTCATACGACCAATGATATTCATTGCCAAATGTTCAGGAATACGAACGTAATTTTGTGATAATCGGTATGAACCTGTTAATGTATCTTGAATAATTTGAATGATAGGTGAATTTGTTCTTGGAGATATAATTTGACGAAGAACCGAAGCCAAGTATTTCAATTCTGTAGCAGATGCGATACTTTGAGGAACGTGCATATTCATTTCATCACCATCAAAGTCAGCATTGTAAGGTTTCGTTGCCGAAACGTTCAAGCGGAAAGTTGAGTAAGGAAGAACACGAATACGATGGCATTCCATTGAAGCCTTGTGTAATGAAGGTTGTCGGTTAAAGAGAACTACATCTCCATCAATCAAGTGACGATGAACTACATCTCCTTGTTTCAAATCAATTGTTTCAGGGTTAATGAACTTCAAACTTATAACTCGATTGTCNTGTTTGTTGAGCACTGATTTGGCACCAGGATACTTTCCAGGTCCGTTGCGGACATAGGACATCAAACGATCGCGATTGTATACGGTCACAATTTCAGGAAAGGTTAAGTTCTTTGCGATTTCTTCAGGGACACCTAATTCATCTACGTCAATGTTGGCATCTGGAGTAATAACAGAACGAGCAGAGAAATCTACACGCTTACCCATCAAGTTACCACGAACACGACCAGTCTTGGCTCCCAAGCGTGATTTCAAAGTTTTTAAAGGTCTTCCTGAACGTTGGGCAGCAGGAGGCATTCCCTTGATATCGTTATCCACGTAGGTCGCAACATAGAATTGTAAGACTTGTGTATGTTTATCAATGGTTTCTGCTCCGTCGCCTTTATCGATACTGGCTTGTAAGCGTTGGTTGTTTCGGACAATATCAATTAAGATATGTGTCAAATCATCTTCCATGCGTTGGTTGTCGTCCATAATAACCGATGGACGAACAGTTAGAGGAGGAACAGCGAGAACGTTACAAATCATCCAATCAGGACGACTGAACTTTGGATTAAATCCCATAAGTTCTACGTGCTTGTCGGTGATACGTTGAAAGGTTCTCAATACCATTTCAGGTTGTAAAGGTATTGGTTCTGAATCTTCATCAAATGTTTTTGCTTGTAATTTAATGACTGTTCCTTCTTCTTTAATAACTTTTGTGATCGTTGGTGTTCCACAGTGTGCGCATCCTGAATCACGTAATTCTTTCTTGTAATCTGCTGTTCGTTCACGAACTTCGTTGAATCGGTCTAATCCTTTTACTCGTCCTGCGATGATTTCTAATTCAGTTTCAGGAAGGTAAGGAATAGAACAATTGTGACATATTAATTGAAGTATTTTGATTAAAGGGTCTACAAATTGGTATAAATACACAGGTCTTGCTAATTGAATATGACCGAAGTGACCAGGACATAATATGTTTGTCTGCTTACATGTAGGACAAATCTTACCATTTTCAATGACTCCAAATCTCGCATCAAAGACACCACCGGGAACAGGTTTCTCTGCCTGGTAGGTTTTGTCTGTGACCACTTGGACAACACTGCGTTTTACTATTTCTTCTGGGTTGGCAATACCAAATTGAACACCAATAATGACGTCTCCCATTCTTATAGTTAGTAAGTATTGTCTTTATATTGTTCCATTTTTATGAACGTGTAACGCTGATTGTCAATTTCCAAAATTCGTCGTCGTTCAAGATTTCACGGACCATTTCAGGAGGATACTTCTCCTCTAGCGACATACTCCATGCCTCAAAGTCGGGGCCGATACGTTGTAAAAACTTCTTTTTGTCCTTGACCTTCAAATGCTTCAATTGGTAAAAGATATCGTTACAGAACTCTTTTACTAGTGCTCCATCGTCGCTCTCTTCACGTAAAATACGAACAGCCTTGTACCACTCTTCCATTTGAATTTTCAAACGAAAGAATAATGAAGTTAAAAACAAATTTAAATATATAATCAGTATAACTAACAAAATGCCTTCATGGGTTTATATGATTATTTCAAAGAATAATGATGAAAAAATATATATTGGATCTACCACTGGAAAATACTTTTGTTTGAGAAAAGGAGGCCATACTCGTCCAAGTACAACAAAAAGCGGAAGACAACCACAACTATATGGTTATATAACTGATAATGGAGGATGGGAATGTTTTAAATTTGAAATTTTAAAAGAATATGAAAATATTGATAAAAAAGAACTATTAACAATAGAAAAAGAATACATAAAAACATTTAACCCAAAATGTAATAGATTTAGACCTATAAAAACACAAGAAGAAAAATTAGAAGATAATAAAAATAAAAGCAGATTACATAGACAGAGACATCCGGACTATCTCCAAAAAAATAAAGAAAGACAATCTCATAAAGATTACGTTAAAAAGAGATGTTCTACTATTATAGAATGTGAATGCGGAGGTCGTTACACACTACAAAATAAAACTAATCATTTTTCTAGAAATATACATAAGGAATATGAAAACAAGAAAGATAAAACTACGCTCAATAGTGAAATCTCATCTTCCGAATAAGAAATGGGATGCTAAATTTGTATACC